AATGGCTCGGGTGTATGGGCAAACGGTACGGCCGTTACTTTTGCTGGTGGTTTGAGTGTTATCGTTACACAACCAAGTGCTGGTGTAAATTTTGCAATCCAAATTCTTTTGGATAATGTTGCAGTTTACTCTACCGGAACTTGCACCTCAGTTAATCAAGCAGTAGGAAGAATTAATACAAGTACAACTGCTGCTCGTTACGTAACTGCAAGTGTTACGGCTCCTCATGGTTCAGCTATTTTAAATACTTTGGCTCAAACCATTATTAATGGTGGAGTAGACGGTAGCGCTCCAACTGATGCACAATTCATCACCGCTATTGGAACATTCAACGGAGCTCTAGGAACAGGCGCGGTTGCATCTCCAGACAACAATACCAGCACAGTCGAAACAGCAATTGTCGAACACTGCAATACAAATAGCAGAATTGCTATCTTCCATACAGACCTTGGGAGCAGCAGCGCTACTGCCTTAGCTAAAGCATTGGTGTTCCAAGGCGGAGAACATGCTGAGCATTGCGCTTTGTATTACCCATGGATTGAAGTTCCAACCGGTGTTGCTGGAATTAGCAGAATGATTCCACCAGACGGCTATGTGGCTGCAAAGCGTGCTTTGGCTCACAATCAAACAGGCTCTCACGTTCCGGCAGCTGGATTGCTTTCAGCTTCAAGATTTGTTGAGGGAACTGAAGTAGATATCGATAAAGCAACAGGCGATGCCTTGGACCTCGGTTCAGTAAATGCAATTAGAGTTATTCAAAATACAGTTCGTATTTATGGTGCTCGTTCGCTTTCGGCAGATATTGAGAACTTTAGATATATCACATCGCAAGACACTGTCAACCATATTGTGGTTGAGGCTGGAAGAAGTCTTGAGGATTTGGTTTTCAGCTCAATCGATGGAAGAAACACAATTTTCAGCGCAATTGAGTCACGTCTAATTTCGATTCTTGCTCCTTTGCGAGATGTCGGTGCTCTCTATGAGGCGTTTGATTCCAATGGCAGAAAACTTGACCCTGGCTACACAGTTCGCTGTGATGCAAAACTTAATCCGACATCACAACTTGCAGAGGGAACAATCAAAGCAAAAGTTGGGGTACGAACAAGTACTGTCGGCGACAAAATCGAAGTTGATATTGTCAAATCAAACTTAACGGCGTCAGTCGTTTAACGGAGGAATAAAAACATGGCAAATACAAAAGTTTCTCAGAGACAAATACTTGGAAGTATTGTTCCTGTAAACCAAAGTCACCCAAAATGGACTGGTTTCTATTTTGCGCAGGTTTCTGGTGGAGAAATCACAGCCTCCGTTGAAAAGATTTACGAGGGCAAAAGTCTTCGTCCAACAGTTTTGTGTGCCCCATCCGAGGTTGGCGATATTACCTTGACCGCCCACTATGACTCAGACCGAGTCGCCAGTGAGCTTGGTACCGGTATTGCAGCGAAAATTGCTGCCCTTCGTGCACTTGTCGGTAGAGCCGAATACAACGTCACAATCCAGAACTTTGACTGCGACCTGGCAGTCCCTGGTACTGACCGAGTTTACTATAAGGCCCTACTGGTGGGTTTGACTGAGCCAGACGGCGATTCATCATCGGGTGCTCCAGCTACTTTCTCTCTTACTTTTGCAATTCAGGACGTAGAGTCAAATTAATCGATTTTAATAAAATCGTCAAGAGTTCCGCCATGGCCTTTAGGCCTATGCTAGTTTTCCAGTATGAACGAAAACAACTCACTCTATTTATCCGAAGAACAACCAATTACAACCAAGGCAGTTAAGCCTGCCAAGGTTTCAACTCAACAGACTGATGTGGAAACTCCGCTTTCCAGACTTAAATCAGTTATTGCAAAAAAAGTTGAACGCAGTGTTGTTTTACTAGAAGTACCAGAGCGCCCTGGCGTAAAGGTGCGAATTAGTCCGAACATCACTCAACAGCAAATGAAAAACTGGCGCAAAAACGCTGGCGAAGATACAAGAAATGGTCTTGATGCAACAAAATTTGCATGTTCAGTTATTGCGCACACAACTGTTGGTTTAGAAATTGACGGACAAGAAGTTCTTGACGAAGATGGCAATGAACTTACATTTGCGTCGCCTTTGGTCTTAGCTATGACCGAAACAACAAGACCACTTCCGGACTGTGTTAAAGCCTTTTTTGGTGTTGACCCACATATCGAAGCCGCAGCATTGGCGATTCTTGATGCTGCTGGTTATTCAGACACGGTTGATGCCGTGGACCCTATGAAGGGGTCTTCGACGAGCTAGTCGCAGACCCGCAGATAGTGTCTGCAGCCCGTCTCGGAGAACTATTCGGGACGGACCCCATAAAGCTATTAGATTCAGACGAAAATGAATGGCTGATACGTATGGCATGTGGTAAAGTTATATCCAACGACCGCGAAGAGCAAGAACGTAAATCGAAGACTTAGTGGGGTGTCCACATAGCTTGACGTCACTTACACTCACGTGAACCAAAATTCATGGGTGGGATAAATGGCCGACGAAAAAATAACTATAAAGATAGACGTCGATGCCAACACGACGGCTATCGAAAAAGCTACACAGGCGACAAAACGCCTAAAGCGCGAAGCTGGACGTTCCAGTGGCAAAAAAGAAATAGATGACTACGGCAAAGATGCTGCTAGAAGCCTAAAAAGAACACAGACTAATTTCAAAAAACACTTTGACTCAATAGACCGAGCAACACAAATGTTCGGAAAGGGTTTGCGTAAATTTTTGGGCATGGCTATTAAGGGTGTCGTAGCTGAAATGGCAATACTTTCAGCGACAATGCTTGGAGTCCATGCTTTATTCGCCGCCGGTAATTTTCTAGCAAAGGGTTATCACGGTGCTATGAAAATGGCGGCGCAGGGTGTCGCCGCATTAACGGTGGTTCTCGCTACTGGTGCTGCAGCAATGCGCGAACAACAGGCAGCAATGTATGCATATAGGGGCAAAGGTGCCAAAGAATTTGGAGCTGGCATAAATCAAGTACGTGTAGCTATGCGTGGTTTACAAATGGACCAAGATTTGGCAGGACTTGGAACGGAAGCGCTTAACAAAGCGTATGCGGCAATGTCTAAGACAATGTCAACTCCACAAATTAACGCAAGCAATAAATTGTTCAAGAGCTTGATGGACTTTGGCTCTGCAGGGCAGGACCCAGCTAAAGCAGCAGAAAAAGTTGGAGCGGTTATCGAAGCAATAACCGGTGCAGGTACAGGCAAAGATAAAAAAAGTCTTGCTCAAACAATTAGTCTCATAAAACAACTTGGCCCAGAAGCTGAAAAAGCTTTAACGAAAGCAAACGTAAAAACAAAAGAACAATTAAAAAAATTAATTTCTTCTGGTGAATTAGCAAAATTGGGTGGAGTTGAAGGTCAGTTCGACACTACGAACAACACCCTTATGGGGTCAATAAAGAAATTTATGGCTCTTATCAAAGGCGAATTTGCCGATTTTGGTTTGATGTTTCTCGAGCCAGCCAAAGAGGCTTTTCAAAAAATATTTCAAATTATTCAAAGAGATATAAGACGACTTACGGGAATAACAGCAAATTTTGGTAGTGGGCGATTCATGGATGGCCTGGTTAATGCTGTTGATAAAGTAAGTACATTTTTTGTTGACTTAACTCAAAAATGGTTACCACACTCAGAAGGTCAATTTAGTGGAATTGCAAAATGGTGGAACAACATGCTTCGAACATTTGGTTTGTTTAGAGAAGCATTAAGAAAATACATTGAACCGGCAAAAGCAATAGAGACAGCATTTAAACCAATATGGACAGCAATTAGAGACAATGGAATAAGGAATTTGAATTCTTTTAGAGAAGGTATTCTTCAAAACAAAGATGAAATTCTTGAATTTGGACAAAGAGTCGGTGAAGTTATTGACGCTGTTGGTGATTTGGCTATAGGTCTTAAAAAAGCCTTTTTTGATATTTTACCAGTAATTAATGACGTACTAAAAGGTGTAACCGATATATTCAAAATGCTCTCTGGTCTTTTGACAAAATCATCTGGCGGTGGACTGCTTGGAAGTCTTGCCCCCCTGCTTGGCATGTTCGTAATGAGTGGGAAAATGAAGAACACTAAGGGTGGTGTTCTGAGTCAGGCAATGAATACCATGAACGTTACAGCAAGCACCGTAAACGTAAACGGTCAATCTATGTCATCTGGTCGTATGGGGGCTACACCAGGGACTGGTGGGGCACCGGGGTCACCAGCAGTTGGTAGGGACCCAAAAACGGGAAGATTTACAAAATTGTCATCTGGGTCTACTCCCACAGCTTTT